CCGCTATGAGCGTTCCGAAGCGTTCCGCGTTGTTGAGATATACCGACAGCGCCTGGAGCAAGCTGGATTATCGACGGATTATTAGGACCTCCGTCGCCTGGACGCGATCACGGTCAGTCGCAACCCCGCCGACCTCCCCCCGCGCCCTGTCCAACCCGGTTTTGGTTGTAATGATGGCGCTCGCTTGGTGGTTCAGGGCTACCAGAACCGGGAAACCTGCTTCACCTCGACCATTTGTTTTTTTGTGTTAGGATTCGCACAGACATAAAAAAACCCCCGTGATTTGCTTGGCGGCTTCACGGGGGTTTATGGCCCCGCCGGAGGGGGCTTGCATGGATCATACTCGCAAACGCATTGCACCTCAATTACCGCACCCGCAGGCCGCGCAGCGGCCCCTTGGTAATACTGCTAAATCCTCTTCACCCCCCAGCGAACAAAAAAAGCGGCGTGAGCGTTTCGAGGCTCTGATGCAGGCCCGCGTCTGGCTGTCGAAGTCTCCCAAGTGTAGGCGGGCTGACGTCAAGTATCCCGGCGATGCGTACCGTACCCATGATTGCAAGTGGACGATGCTCGGCCAGCAGGTCTACTGCCTTCGGGACCCTGCCAACAAGGCCGCTCACTTTGGTTCCCTGGTAACGTGCGGGTCCGTCTGGGCTTGTCCGGTTTGCGCCTCCAAGATTCAGCAGCGCCGCCGGGGCGAGCTTCAGCAGCTTACAAGCTGGGTGGAGTCCACCGACCGCCATGCAATTATGGTCACTTTCACGTTTCCCCATACCCGGATTCAGACATTGCGCGAGTTGCTTCTGAGGCAGCGCGAGGCGTTCGGCAAGCTCCGCGCCGGTAAAGCGTGGGTTCGCATCAAGGCCGCAATGGGTTATCAGGCTATGGTGCGCTCACTTGAGATTACCCATGGTTCATCCGGCTGGCATCCTCACACACATGAACTGTGGGTTTTGAGCGGTCAGCCAAGCATGGCCGATCGTGCCCGCCTTCTGGGCGAAATCGTTGATCGCTGGGAAAAGTGCTGCATCTCTTCCGGTCTGCTCGATCCTTCCGACGAGGTTAAGGTCCGCGCCTTCCGTGCCCACTCCGTCGATATCCGCTGGCAGGTGTCCTGCGCTGAGTACCTGGCGAAACAGGACGCGGCTCGTGCTTGGGGCGTCGAGTCCGAGTTGGCGCTGTCGAGGACGAAAAATGGCCGAGCTTCCGGCGTTCACCCCCATGAGTTTCTTGTCCGTCAGGCAGACGGTGATTCGTCCAGGTATCTCGAATTTGTCGATGCGACCAAGGAAGTCAGAGCTCGTCAGCTTTATTGGTCGCAGGGCCTTAAAGCTGCTTGCGGTGTTGTTGACCTGTCTGACGAGGAACTGGCCGACGATTCCCAGCAGCTTGCCGAGTATTTCTCCGGTTTAACTGCTGACCAGTGGCGGGCAGTTCGCGGTAATGGCGTTCGTGCTCATTTGCTTGAGTATGTCGCGGCTGGTGATATGACTGGCTTTTTGTCTCTCCTGCATTCTGTGGGTGCCCCGCTGTTCCTTGATCAGCGTCAACAGCTCGCGCTCGGTAATTCCCTGGACGGCTGCGAACTTAATCAGCCTTTTCACTTCGTCCGTTTGCATCATCCTTGCCCCGCTCCTTTGCAATTTTCATCAGGTTTTCCACCGCCTGCGTCATAGTCCAACCGCGTTCAGCGCATAGCAATTTAAGCTCTTTATGCACCTGTTTTTCCAGGCTGATCGTCTTAGGTCTATCGGTCATTTCATTTGACCCCTTGTGTTTTTGTGTTTTTGCGTCTAACGTTGTTCCCGTTGGATACATTTACATTATTTCACAAGGGTGAATTGAAATGACTACGACTTTCCGGATGGAAATCGACGGCCAGAAAAAAACCGGCACTCGCATTGATCGCAAAACCAACGCTCAGATCCAATATTTTATTTACGTCGCCTATGTCGTCCTTCCCGGCTACAAACATCCTCAGGCGGTAGAGCATTATAGCGAAACGCCTTTACAGCCGGGCTCTCTGTTTGATGTTCCAGTTATTGCCGAGGTCAAAGACGGCAAGGTTGCGTTCTCGGCTGACTATCGAGCCGCCAAGCAAGTCACCAAGGCCGCGTAACCGTGAGCGCGCGCCGGTCTGATGTTTCCTTTCGAGCACTCCCCGGCGCGTTTGCTTTTTCCGTGCCTGTCTTTTGGGTGTCGTATTTCATCACGTCTTTCTTTGTTGGTGCCTGATCATGGCGGGTTGCTTCGAAGTTGTTCAAGGTTATCTACAGCATGTCGGCGAATTCTCCGACACTTGCACCGGTTTCGTTGTTGTAACCGCCGACGATTATCGTAACGCCCCCACCTTTGAAGCGCTTTTCACTGTTCCCGAATCCGAGGCTATCAGCTCTGCCTTTATCGCCGGTCTGAGCCTCCCCCTTATCCTTTGGCTTTCTGCCTGGGGATTCGGTGTGGTGGTCAACTTCATAAACCACCGCTCCGATCAACCAACCTATGAGGAGTAATACCGATGGACTTCACCGCCGTTACGTCCGCTGTGGACGCCACCACTATCGTTGCAGCCATTGCAGCGATTGCCGCAATCAAAATCCTTCCCGGCGTTGCCAAATGGGGCTTTGGTAAGGTTATCGGCTGGTTCCGTTAATCGTGGCTGGCCCGTCTTTCGACGGGCCTTTCTTTTTCTGACGTGGCCTTTCTGATGATCTATCTGATCCTTTCTTTCGTCTGGGGCATCGTCTGCGCTAAGGCGATTCAGTCCGGTTTTGATTCAACGGTGAACTGATGCGCAAAATTCTGTTACTCGTCGTGTCTTTGGCTTTGTTGCCATCCCAGGCATACGCGGCGTTTTATACGTTTACCTCATACCAGTTCGGCGGCTCTTATTCATCTGCTCTTGATGCTTGTATCGCTGTTTCTAACTACAATCTCGGCGGCAATATTAAGCACGGCGTTGCTACTGTTTCCACATATTCACTCGGTGGTTGGCGGTGCAATTTCACGCGTGAAGATGGTTCGACGTGGACCAGTAACACAACCTACCGCGTCACTAGACTTGGCGATTCATGTCCGCCGGACACTGTTTATAATCCGGCACAGGGTTCGTGTGATCCAGAGCCGGTCGATTGTTCTGAGTCTGCGGGAACTACAACCTATCAATTTTTCCTCGCAGCGACGCGCAACAGTGTAGACGAACCATTTCCAGACCCCTCCACCTATCAGGTCGAGGTTCCGCCCTCTATCTGCTCCAGCGAGTGTCGGTATACCGATTCGTCAACGGGGGACACCGTTACTTGTGGCCGTCTGACTGGCTCTGATGGCCTCGGCCTGTACTGTTACTCCCCCTTTACCGGCACAGGCGAGCAGTGCCAAGCCTCCGACGAACCCCACACTGGCCCCGGTGACCTCGGTGGCCCTACTCCTGCCGATCCAGCCGACCCTGAGGACCCCACCGACCCTGCCGTTACTTGCGGCATGACTCCTGGCTATGTCTGGACCGGTACAACCTGTGCGCCCGTTTTTGAGCCTGAACCAGACGATGGCGGCTCTGATGGTGGTGATGGTGATGGCGGTACTGATCCCGGCACTGGCGGCGGCACAGGCGGAACTGGTGGCGGCACTGGCGGCACTGATCCCGGTACTGGTGATGGCGGTACTGATCCCGGCACTGGCGGTGGCACTGGTGGCTCTGGCGGTAGCGACGGGGATGGCGGTGATGACTCGACATGCACAGGTGAAGAGTGTGCTCAGGACTGGTATCAGCCCGGCGAACGCACCATGGAAACCGTTATGCAGGGATTTACCGACCGTGTTCAGTCGTCCGCCGTTGTCCAGGCTACCGACCGGTTCTTCACGATGAATGTCGGCGGCTCCTGCCCTGTCTGGTCCGTCAATGCCTGGGTGTTCACCATCGTCATTGACCAGCACTGTTCCAATAATATTCCGTGGGCTGCTATTCGTGCCGTGCTTCTCGCTTGCGCCGGCTTCGTCGCTTTCCGCTGGGCTTTCCTTTGAGGTGTCGCTATGGACTTCTTTACTCTTGAGTTTTGGAAGGGCCTTTGGGATGACTTCGTTGAATTCATCACCGATCTTCCCGCTGCTGTCCTTGAAAGCATCCTCGGCGTTATCGCCGGGCTGATCGAGTCGCTTACGCCTCCTGATTTTATGAATCAGTCGCTCGGTGATGTACTTGGCCCGACCATGCCTTATATCGGCTCCTTTCTTGCCCAATCCGGTTTTGCCGAGGCGTTCGCACTTCTAGGTGCTGGCCTCGCTTTCCGTCTGTTGCGTAAGCTGTTCACCCTGGGTCAGTGGTAATGATCGCTTTTCATGAGGGTTTGCCCGGTGCTGGTAAGTCGTATGAGGCGTGTTGTTACCACATCCTGCCCGCGCTCAAGGCTGGCCGGCACGTTGTCACCAACATTCGCGGCATTAACTGCGAAAAGTTTGCTGAGCTGCTCGACGAACCTGTCGAACTCGTTGAAATGCTGGTTACCCAGATCGAACCAGCAGAGCAGGAGGACGACGAGAAGGAAATCACCCGCGTCAAAGACGAATTTGCTACCAGGACGCCTGATGGTGCCCTGATCGTCTGGGACGAGATTCAGGACTATTATCCGAGCGGCAATTACAAGCTGCCTCACTCGCATCAGAAATTTTGGACCGAACACCGGCACCGTGGTCTTGATATCGTCATCATGGGTCAGGACCGTGACGACGTTCATAAGATCATCCGATCCCGCATTGAGGCGTTAACCTACTTCCTCAAGCTGAAAGCTGTCGGCCAGCCCAACAAGTACAAGTGGGAACACTACGAACGCCAGCGTAAGGGCAAGTTTGAAAAGATCGGCTCCGGTGTCCGATCTTATGACAGCCAGTATTTCGGCCTCTACTTGAGCCACCGCAAGGAGGGCATCAAGTCCAGCGTGTACACAACCGGCCGCACCAACGTTTTGAAGAACACCAAGCTCCTTACTCTCGGCGTTCCTGTCGCCTTCGCTGCTGCTATTTACGGCGTATCCCACCTGTGGTCCTTCTTCCATCCTGAACCAGCACCAACGCCCCCAAAGGTCGGCGTCTCCTATTCTCGCGCTCCTGCTGCGGCTTCATCACCTCCACCAGCCGCAGTACCTTCTTCACCTGGTCAACACGCTCGCACATCCGAACCCGAGCCTGAGCCGATCGACTATTTCGACCGCATGGCCACTGCCTATTCTGTCCGGCTTTCAGGTTTGATTTCCTCCGAGCAGGAGGGCAAAGAACTGCTCGGTTATGTCGAGATGCTGGATTCCAGCTATCACGTTAAAGAGCGTTTCACGGTCCAGGATATCCAGGCTTTGGGCTGGGCTGTCTCGCATGAGGTTTACGGTCTACTGATTGTCAAAGAAGGCGTCAGGCATGTCGCTCGCGCTTGGCCTCTCGACCTATTCGGGCGCGTCGATCAACGAACGGCAAACAGCCTGGATACCAGCCAAAAGCCTTTAGGCTTGGCTGGTTTCCAGGCTGAAACCCGGTCCTATGTCACCGTCATCAATGACTCGTCACCACCAAGCGCGCCCTAGTCACGACCGTTCGTCGGTAATTTTGGTAACGTTACGATAATCCGTTGTTTAATTTCGGTAACGTTACTATAATTAAGTCACCAACAACGGAGGCGCGGAAATGTCATTCAACAAAGCACGATTCAACCTTTTTGTGGACGAAGTCATCACCCGACTTGTTGATTTATCCAACGCTGTTAATCGTGGCGATACATTCACCCGAAACGGAGAATCGCAGTATTTACAGGGTTTGATCTGGGGTGCTCATCTCGGCGGCATGATTACATCTGACCAATGGGGATCGCTCGGCAATTTGATCTGCGCGATTGCATACCAGGAAGACGGGGCACCGCTGGAATCAAGCCTTATTGGCCCGATTGTTGAGTCCGTACTTCCGGAGCGCCTGCAATGAAAGATCAAGCCGACAAGCAAACTTCAGAATTGCCGCTTAACGGTAACGTACCCAAAAAACGCGGTCGCCCGAAAACTGGCAAGGCGTTATCCAATGCCGAGAAGCAGCGCCGCTACCGCCAGCGAAAGTCCCAGGGTGATCAGGCCGTCGCCTATCGTGAGGAAGCCAAGCGCCTCTATGCCCAGCTTGTAACGGCTAACCGTGAGGTTGATCTTTGCCGCTATGAGCGTTCCGAAGCGTTCCGCGTTGTTGAGATATACCGACAGCGCCTGGAGCAAGCTGGATTATCGACGGATTATTAGGACCTCCGTCGCCTGGACGCGATCACGGTCAGTC